TCCCGAGCGCATCCGATCCAGGTCAGGGCGAAGGCGACCCATCATCGCGTCCTGAACTTCCTGGACCGCGCCGAAACCTGAGTCCGGCATAGCGGGGAGTCCCGCATTGAGCTTGCTCAGGTCGACACCCTGGAGCTTGGAGGTGTCGATCCCCGGCATATTGGGAAGACCAGCCATGTTGAACGGCTGATCGAACCCAGCCTTGGCTCGACCGATGAGACCGGTGGCCGCGTTGGAGAGTCCCTCCTGAACCTGGAACTGCGAGTCGAGGGCGCGCTGAAGCTCAGGGGAGAGCCTTTCGGTCTGCTCCCACTGCGTCACCGGCTTCCCGGTGGAGGGGTCTACACCCGCTTTCGCGTCCCACGAGACTGAGCCCCACGGAGTCGTCTGCGTCGGACGATTGGCCCAAGTGGTGTACTCGGCCATTTCCTTGTTGCCCGCCGCTTGCTCACGGGCAAGGGCGGAATAGTCAGGCGCGGGCGGCGGGCTGCTTGATTTCTTTCCCATGACGGCTCCTCAGCCATTTGCAATCTTCCTTGCGGAGAGACAACAGCACCATATCTCCGTCAGGATAGGCATCCTTGATCCTGCAGTGCTCCACGAACCCCAGGCGCTTGTCGAACTCCAAGGCTTTCAAGTTCACACTCGGGACTATCCCGATCACCACGTCGCATCCTACGGTGACGAACGGGAACGCAAATGCCGCCTCGATGAACTTCCGGGTCAGCAGCGCCGGTCGATCCACCGCAACGTGCATGGTACAGGACGACCCTGTCCATTGGTCGTACCCGACGAGGCAGATGGGTTGTTCGTCATCCGTGTATAGGGCCAGCGCCCGCACATGCGGGGTAGGCATCAGTCCGATACGGTCGCAGAGCGCCTTCACCAGATGGTACTGGGGCTGAGAGATAATCTTGCTCACAGAACCCCTCCCACCCGGAATGAGTAGTCGGTTCCCACCCAAAGCACCTCCACCTTCGACGCCACCGCCATGCGAATGGAGACAGCCGCCCCGATACCGTTCGCAGAGAACCAGTCCCTCTGAGGGCGAGAGCCGCCATACCAGGTGGATTGATCCCAGATAGCTTGGTCCCATAGCGGAGACCCAAAGTCCCGCGTCGGGGTGGGGTCCGGTAGCCGTACGAAGGCGAAGTCATACTGGATGTCCGAGTAGAAATTGACCGGCAAATCCACGATCAAGTTCGGACGGTACATCCCAACCTGCTTCTGAACGGCGGGTGCGTCGAAGTAGGTGTAAGCCTGCTGTACCTGAGCGGTAATCGCCCGCCCCTTGGCCCCATCCAGCTCGACCCCGTCAGTCGTTCCGACCCAGCCCCGATAGACTTTCCCATCCTTCGAGCCGAAATATGGGTAATCGTTGAACATCACCCAGTCCACGGCGGGGATACCTGAGAACAGGGTCCAAGCCCCGGTGACTAGGTTGCATACTACCTGGAGCGTCCCCGCCACGTCGGTGGAGGGTACGTTCACCAAGAGCATGTTAAAGGTGGAGTTGTAGAAAATCTCCCATCCTGGGGACGACCGATACAGGTCAGTCAGCTCTTGGAGCAGGAACTGGATCTTGGACGAGTTCGCCGTCATCGAGGTCTCATTGACCTGCGACGACTGGAGCAGATTGGAGAGGGACACCACACCCACTTGGGTGATTAGCATCAAGTCTCCGCCCACCTTGTCGGAGAACCGCCGCCCACCTAGGGGCGCACCTGCGTAATAGACCCCAACCAGTAGCCAATTGGTTGGGTCCTCCACGTCATAACCACTATATACAGCGACCTCACCGTGGCTGGAGATCGCGACCAGATGATCTTCAGCCCCGTTACCGTCATCCACCGTCCAGTTCTTCAGGACAGACAGGTAGCCCCCGCGCTTGAATATGGCGCCAAAGTCATATCGCTTCGCTATCCCATATAAGGCATCAGTCGGGAGGTACCAACCGAATCCGGTGTTCTTCTCGACCATCCAGAGCCGCTGCTCGTGGGAGGTACAGGCGATTATATTCTTGGGATCTACCCCGCTGATAGAGTAGGGGTCCGTGCCGTTCCCCGCCACCAATCGGTGGAGACCAGTATCGTCGTAGATGATCCCGTCATCGTGCCCGTTGAAGGCGACGAGATGGACCCCGGCGGTGTTCCCGAAGTTGATCCCGTGCCATATTGAGTTGGTCAGACCGGAGAGTATGGGCGCTCCGACCGGACCGAACGTGGTGGCGTCGTACATGTGCTCATCGGCCCAGGCGAACAGCTTCTGAGCCCCATTCCCCGACGACCACGCTAGAACAGTCTCGACCGCGCCCGCGAGGCCAATAGTGTGCTCTTGGTACCCCTTGCGGAGAATCACGCCATAGGGTTGGGGGTACCAATTTACCATAGCCGGCGCGTCCGTGGGAGGCATCGCAGCCAAGCTATCCAGTGCGTTCAGCCCTCCGATGGGTGCCGGAATCGTCGCTACCTTAGAGGTGGCTTTGGTCGGGATGGCGAACATTACGGGGTCATGCTAACGCCCACGTCCCACGAGCCATCGGGGATAGACCAGGGGCCGATGAACAGCGGCGGGTAGCGCGGGGAGAGTGAAAGCTTGGGTGCACCGCGGGACTTCCCGGTGAGCGCATTGAAGATCCGCATGAAGTCGGCAGTGGTAGCCGTCGTGTCGAACCCCTTCAGTTCGTAGAACTTCATCTTGATGAACTTGATCACCATCCACGGATCGTATTGAACCAGGTCGCCGTCGAGGGTAACCATAGCTACTACATTGGTCGTGGTAGCAACCCAGTTGCAACTGAGGTACTCCATGTTCAGGTTGAATGGGGTGAACCCATCCGGGCCTGCCTGCGGCGTCGGGTGGAGCCAGAACTTGTTGTTCATGACCCGGTAGCGCAGACGAGGGGCGGCAGCTAGGAGACCACCCTTCAACCAAGCCCACTCCTGAGCCGACTTGGGGCCCAGAAGGGGCCAAAAGTTGGTCCGGTCCCACTGAGTCTGATCGACGAAGTAGTTGTAGTCCAGCGGCAGGTCGTAGCTGTCCTTGCCCTCCTCGGTATTGAAGTTCCACTGCTGGGTGAACTGCTCCCACGTGTAGTACATGAGAAGCTCGTTCCCAGCCGAGTTGAGGAGGGACAGCAACTGGAGGGTCTGGACATCCTGCGTTCCATTGATGGTAACAGGCTGCGGGAGGCCCAGCTCACCCGCTACCTGCTTGAGGATGTCCAGCGCCGACCAGTATGCTCTCACTTACTTCCCCTTCATCGCCACGGACTGGGGAGTTTGCGCCGCCCGTTCCGCCGACTGAGCCTTCAGAATCTGATCCAGCTGATTCTGGAGAGTGGCGATCTGAGCATCGCGCTTCTCCAGTTCCATCGCCAGTTTGGAGTTGGCCGCTTCGCCCTTCGCCGCCTCCAGGAAAGCCTGAGCCTTCTGACGCCACATGTGCGAACCCATGATACGTTGGGCCAACTGGTCGGGGAGGTCCGCCAGCTGCTCGACGGTGGAGACATTCATCGCCTTCAGCTCGGCGACCATACCCACGGTCATCTGCGGCCAGACTTCCAGCGGAGTGCCCGACTGAGCCTGCTCCTGGTTCTTCTTGTAGCGGTCGTACTGGGCGGCGAACCGCATCCGATACTCGGCGGTGGCCTCAGAATCCACGACGAGGTTCTTGTCGCCGGGGATGATAATGCGAACGTAGTCCTTCTCATCGAAGATCGGCCTGCCCTCCTGGCTCGACTTGAATTGATTCATCACCGCCCGACGGTAGAACTGGACGAACAAACGCTTGTCCCCGGCCCACCGGGCTTCTTGTTCCGCGGACATGACAGCGTTGTCTTCGTAGCTGGGAAGAACTGAGTTCATTTGCATTTTCCTTTTGAGGTTGCGTCGGTAGAAAAGCACATCAGGTGTAACTGTTCACAGGATCCACGCCCACGATAAGCGACGCATTCCCGATATTGGCGCTCACCCCATCGATTTCAGCGGTGATACGGATGTCGTAAGTCGCGGCGGGGTCCGCATAGTCCTTCGCAGCGAACGACACCCCGATGGGGTTCCCGTTTCCGCCCCCGTTCCCGGTCACCCTCCAAAGGGTAGCTACCCCATTCTTGTAGAGAGTGAAACTGACGAAACGATTGACTGGAGCCTCGAAATCGGCTGAGAAATTGATATCACTAGTGCCCCGTTCCGCCCTTTCGATGGTTCCTTGGGCCGCAGAAGTGGTCGTCTGGGAGGGGTCGCTGTCCTGTCGAGTCGTCCACTGCATGACGGACGGGGTGAGGCCGACAAGCTGCGTACCGAAAGCACTCTTTTGGAGCACCCCATAAGCCGGGGCGATGGCCTTCAGAAAGTCCGTGGCCCACGTCCGAAGCAGAGCCGGGGTGATGAGCCCGGTTACGTTGTCGGGGAAGGAGGATGTCGCCTGAGCGATCAGTTCCTGGATGCTTTTGCGGGCCATGTTACGCTCCGAATCCTTCTGAGAATCCCGTACTGAACCCCTCGGGGTCTAGGGGAGTGGTGTCGACCACATAGACCCCACCGAGCGGGCCCACACGAATCCGGCCCACGTAGGCATCGCCCACCGATGGATCCTGGTTGAACTGGACCTTGATTGCCCCCAGGGCGGTGACCGGAAGCCCTCCGACGTGGCCCACTACCGGGGAGATCCCAGAGAGGTCCACGCAGAGCGCCCCGTTATTCATGAAGCCCTTGCCCTGATCGAACCGCTGAGGGGTGTTCCCGTTGACCCTGATGACCCCGGCGGGGGTCATACGTACTCCCCCGCTGTAGACATCATCCGCGGTCGGGGCCGCTGTAGTAACGAACAGCGCCCCGTTCGGAGTGCGCAGACCGGGGAGCATTACGGGGCGACCACTTCTTCCCAGCTCAGCACGTCGGCGGTATAGGTGGGCTCATAGTTCGCGCCCGCCGTGATCGCCCGCGTCACCGTATCGTCCGTTGTATTGAAATCCTCGATGACGCCGAGATCGTTGCTCTGGACCGTGTTCGACAGGCCCAGTCCGAACCCGATGAAGTTGGTAGTGCAACCCCGACCCGAGGTGCTCGCATCGGTGAGAGCTTTCGCCCCAGCGATGTTTGGTTGGGCGCCAGCGCCCAGACCGATTTGTTCACCAGCGATTCCTGCCATGATACCCTCCTAAAGACATCCCCGGAACCTTGCGGAACCGGGGATGTAAGCCACTGCGGTCACTACAGCGGAGAGGTTACTCGACCATCTTGCCCTGGAATTGGAGGCCCGACGCAGTCAGG